AGTACAATAAAGATGATGCATTAAAAACATCATTACCATTTGTAATGCATACTGCAGATTTATTTGCGGCCAGATTCGAAAACGAACGATGGTTAAAAGAAATGAATCCAGTTAAATCAACTCGTAAAGTATCTACTGGTAGACCTGCTAAGGGTAACTTGACTGAGACCTTTGCAAATAACGATGTTAAACCTGCAAGTGTATTTGATGCATTCAAAGGAATTATAGAGGACTGATATGATTGTTACAATTATTATATTATCAATAACCACTATTGTGTTTTTGTATACCACAATAAACCTTCTTCGTAAGAATGAAGCACACGAAGATGTGGTTGTAGAACAAGAGGAGTTAATAGCAGAAATTGCCAAGAAGGTAGATGCGTCTATGGCAAGAATGAAAGATATAGATAAGTTAGGTTCGTTTGAAGCAGATGATGAGACTGGGTTTATATTTAAAAATTTATATGAAGTAATCGAAGATTTAGAAAAATACTATGGGACGCAAGAGGAAGAATAAAAGGTATTTTACTAAAATTACCGAGATTGCAATTAACGCATATAATAACTGCGATGACCAGCGAATGAAGAATAAAATCTACAATAGATTTATTCATTACCCATTCGATAAACTTTCTGAGAATGTAATCCATACATATAAGACTTACTACTTTGAAGTTCCGTATGAGGATGTAAAGGCAAATGTAGTTGCATTCCTAAACGAAAAGATTCATAAGTTCAATGGTGATAATGGTAGAGCATTCTCTTATTTTACAGTAATCGCACGTAACTATTTGTTCAATGAGAACAACAAGAACTACGAACGTATGAAGGCAAGAGATGGTATCGAAGTGATTGATTCATCTCGTAATATCATCAACGAAGTATACGACCTAAAACAACAAGAAGCATTGAAAGACTTTATGGACTACTACGTTCGTTATATGGACTACAATGTGTTTATGTTGTTCAACAAAGATAGAGATAGAAAAATTGCCGACTCCCTAACTGAATTATTCAGAACAAGAGATAACCTTTACTCATACAACAAAAAGGCACTCTACATACTTATTAGAGAGAGAACTGGTGTTCAGACTCAATACATCACAAAGGTGGTTGGTAAAATGAAATTAATTTATAGAGAACTATACCTCGACTATATGATGGGTGATGTTCTACCAATAACTCACCGAGTGGAGGAATTTAATGGATAAGGATAGTGAATTATTTAAAGGTAAAAGTTTCTCGGATATAATGTCCGATATATACTCGAACCAAAAAAAGAAAGACCGACAAATTAAATTGTTGATTGCACAACTTGAACCTATGGTCAAGAACCTCAACGATGCTGCTGTGGTCGTTCCCCTTATTAAGGAATACTTGGATATCTCAGTTCGTAATGATGACGCATTAATCAAACTTGCAGCAATCGTTCAACGAATGATGAAGGATAGTAATAGTGGGGAGTCGGGTGGTCTAATCCTAAGTGATGAAGAGAAACGCCAACTGATGGATGCTATCGATGAGGTAGAGAAAGACATCCCTAAAGAAGATGGAGATGATGAATGAAAACCGCAAATGTAATTGAGGTATTTATGAATGATGACAATCCATATGAGTTGTCATCTATTCTTGTTAATATAAAAAATGGTGGGTCAAACCATAGTATACAACGAAAAGCAATACCACTTAACCCAACATCATACACAGTTCCAGTTGTTGGTGAGCAGGTGTATGTTATTAGAGCAGAGTCGAGTAATAGTAGTTTAGGTAATTCTGGCGATGGGCAATATTATTACATAAACCCACTTGCATCACATTGCAATCTAAACGTAAACATATTCCCAAATTTACATGCTATTGGCCCATCTAATGTTGGTAGCGATTATGGTCAAGTAAGTTTAGGAGTTCCAAACGTATCATCTGGACTATCAAATAAACCAAAATTAGGTGAGGGGTTTTCTGAGAATGATAAAGTTCAACCAATTCAACCATTTGTGGGTGATGTGATACACCAAGGTAGATTTGGACAATCAATTAGATTTGGATATACACCAACAACTATAAATAGTTCCAAGAAACCCACTTGGAAATCGACAGATTCAAAAGCACCCATCACTATCATCAGAAATGGTGGTGAGGATTTCACATACAATAAATTTACAATTGAGGATATCAATGAAGATGATTCATCAATTTGGTTAGGGTCTAAGCAAACAATTGGTCTAAAACCATCGAATGGATTTTCATTAGGTGTTATTCCACAAAATATTTACAACAAACCTCAAATCGTATTGAACTCTGACCGAATAGTATTGAACTCAAAGTCAGATTCGGTTTTAATTAGTGGTGACAAGTCAGTAAATGTATCAACTCCAAATTGGAAAGCTGATATGGATGTAATATTCAGTCAGTTGGAATCAATAACTGATGCACTATTAAAATTAGCACCTGCTATAACTGCAGCTACGGCGGGACCCTTTCCAGTTCCAAGTCTTACTACTGCCGGTCCTCAATTGTTATCGACAATTACACAAGTCAAAACTCAGTTAACATTAATGAAACAATAATTATACTTAGATAATATTTATAACTATGGATACAAAGAAACTAATCAAAGCAATTCAACTCATTATTAAAGAAGAGGTTAGGAAGGAAGTGGCTAAAGAAAAGAAAGCACTTCGTAAATCTCTTATGAATGAGATGAAACAATCACAACCAAAAGTTGTTGAGAAAGACCCGCTTGATGTAGACCACATCTTTGAAACAAACCATTCAACCAAACAATCATTTACTGGTAATTCTACGTTGAATGATATGTTAAATGAAACTGCACAGGGTGGTGAGTGGAGAAGTATCAACTCAACTGGTGCTGGTAGTGGTATGTTTAACTCATCACAAGCACAAGCATTTGGTGGTGGTATGATGAATCAACAACCACAAGTTTTACAAACAGCAGAAGGTCGTGCCGTATCTACTGAACAACTACAACAAACTGATGCTGGTAAAGCGGTTGTTGATGCATTGACACGAGATTATTCTGGATTAATGAAACACATAAATAATAAGAAGGGTAGATAATGGCTAACAGAAAGGAATTTAGGGTACACCCTTTAGACCGAAAACTTAATAAAGCCATTGGTGTTAAACTACCATTGGGTGGTAGTCCAATGTTTGAACTATCTTACTCTACTGAAGAGCAGGCAATTTCAAACTTAAAAAACCTATTACTAACAAGGAAAGGTGAGAGGCCATTTCAACCATTATTTGGAACGGCAATTTATTCTTTGTTATTTGAAAATATGACATCAAACTTATCCGAAACCTTATCTCAATCATTGCGAAAGGATATTGGATATTGGTTACCCTATATTATCATAGATGAATTGGTAGTTAGTCAAGAAGATGATTTGAATCGACTAAATATATCACTAAGTGTTAGGGTTACTGAGAGTGGTGCAAATACAAACATAACTGTGTTCGTAACTGAACAAGGTAATATATCTATTGGCTGAGGGTAGAAAATGGCAGATAAAATAAAAAAAGACGTGAATTTAGTTGGTAGAGACTTTGGGGATTTTCGTAAAAATCTAATTGACTTTACTAAAAACTATTTCCCACAAACTTATAATGACTTTAACGAGTCATCACCTGGTATGATGTTTATGGAAATGGCATCATATGTTGGTGATGTTCTTTCTTACTATACAGATGTTCAGTTAAGAGAATCTATATTAGAAGAAGCACAAGAGAAGTCTAATGTATTCACCATCGCACAATCGTTTGGGTATAAACCTAAATTAAATGTACCTGCTACAACTACATTAACAATTTACCAATTAGTACCATCAAACGGAAGTGGTGATTTAGTTCAGCCAAATTTTGATTATGCATTGAAAATTCAAAGAGGTATGGCAGTGAGTTCCACCTCCGATTCTGCAGTATCGTTTGAAACTTTAATGGATGTTGATTTTTCAAAGTCATCATCGTTTGATACCACCGAAGTATCTGTATATCAGATTGATGAGACAACAAGTGAGCCGGTATACTACTTGTTAAAAAAGCAAGTTAGAGTAGTTAGTGGGCTAAGACAAACACGGGAATTTACATTTGGTTCACCAAAACCATATGATAAAATTAAAGTGTCTG